CCAATTTGAGTGGGGCCGATTTGACGAGTGCCAATTTGGAGCGGGCCATTTTGAGTGAGGCCGATTTGACGAGTGCCAATTTGGAGCGGGCCATTTTGGAGGATGCAATCTTGCATCGGGCCGATTTGATAGGGGCTAATTTGGATGGGGCCAATTTGACGAGGGCCAAGTTGATTGGGGCCGATTTGGAGGGGGCCATTTTGAGTGAGGCCGATTTGACGGGGGCCGATTTGCGGGGGGCTAATTTGGAGTTGGCCATTTTGAGTGACGCCGATTTGATGGGTGGCGATTTGGATGGGGCGAATTTGACTAGGGCCAAGTTGAGAGGGGCAGATTTGCGGTGGGCTAATTTGTATGCGGCGAATTTGACGAGGGCCAAGTTGAGGGGGGCAGATTTGCGGGGGGCTAACTTGTGTGGGGCTGATTTAAGTTGGGCCAATTTGAGTGGGGCAAAAATCAAAGACACCATCATCACGCAATCGCAGTATGACGAGCTATACAGGATGTACAGCCATGAGTTTATGGCCGGCTTCAAAATAGAATAGCTTGACGTCCTGATTGATACGTGATATAATATAGCCATCATCAAACAGATGAAAAAAACTGGAGGTAAAAAAATTGAACACAAAAATTGAAAAAATGGTAATTGAAGCAAAGGAAGAAATCGCGGACAATCATGACCATGATGAACGGTGTGAAGACTATTTCGATGAAGATGAGTCCGCAAGAAAAAAATGGATGGAGGAGTACTTTCATGTTTCGTACTTTTTTTTATAGGAGGGCAAAAAAATTAATCGGACACGGCCCATATTGGGCACTGAAAAGATAAAAAAAGGGAGATAGCACATGACCAATATTACGATTTTTACCGGTGGAATAACCGGTAATCAGACGAGAGATTTTTTTTTCAGGACAGCTTAATTAAAAACGGTGTCGCAATGGGAATGATGTCAATATGCATGTGCCTGATTGGAACCGTACTGTGTGCTATAGGGGGACTATATCTTAATCGGCGAAGTCGACAGGTATCTATCAGCCTACAGCTACCGCCACCGCATCCAAATGTAATATTGCTTCCGCCGCCTACCGCTGATCTCGTAGTCCTTACATCCATCATAGAGGAGTGATTATTATGGGGGGGATGATGTCCGGTTGACTATTTTTCGGCCCTGCCTGAATAGTCGTACTGCCATGATGCCATGTTGTTTACGGCCATCTTTTCAAGCGAATCACGCATGGCGTCCAAGGAATTTTGGTTGGCATTTAAAACTGAATCTATATGTTTTTTTTGCATCATGTCACGCTCAAGCGTCAAATCGTGATATCGCATCACGCTAAAATTAATCATGCTGCATGATGTAATACCCCCAACCAAAAAAGACAATAATACCAATGAGGCGACGCCACGAATGGTTATGTGGCGGTAAGCCTCACGGGCTTTTTTAGTCGCTTTTTTTTGTTCGTCGTCATCGTCCATGTCGATTATGTTGGTAATGGATGATGCAATTTGGCTGATATCGCTTTCGCTCTTATGTGTCATTGCTGCGTCTCCGGTGCTTGATTATGTCTTCAGCGGTCACCCCGCCAAAATATGACAGAACTATACCACCGATTAGGCTATACAGCGAGAATTGTACCGATTCGGCGAGCTTACCGGCGTTAGGAAAAAGACCCCCCGCAACAAAAAGACCGCATGGATATATGATTAGTCCTACGATGACGGCCACCCATGTCATACGGCGTCTATTTTGCCAGGTATCGATTGATTCAACTGATTCAGTGGATTGGATTGGTGTTTTTGCTGGTCGTCGTGATGTCATGAATACTCCTTATTTGTTTATCATGCCGAGTGAAATGGCATCAAGCTTATTTACTATCTGCTTGGCCATCACATCGATTTTTCCGGTCAATTGGCTTGTCATGTATCGGTTCTCATCCTTGCTCTGAAAAGTAGTCCTGGCCATATCTTTTAGTCCCTCAACCATGTCAATGAGCTTAATTTCCTGGTCGTGCATCTTCTGTGTCAGCTCCTTGTTACTAGATGCGATGGCCGCAATGATGGCATCATGCGATGTCTCTAGTCGGCTAATTCTGGCGTATAGCTCACGGGCCACGATGCCGCCAAAGACCGCCATGATTCCGCCCATGGCACTTCCAATTTTAAAAATCCAATCAGCTGTTGTTTCGCTCACTTGCGACAGCTTATGGCATTATTCATTTTTTTTATCCCCATGTTCATGGGGCAACCGTATCAAATGCATCGACTTTTTTCAATTTGTTAAATGTATGCTATAAATGAGACTAAGAAGTAACATGGTGCAAAAAACTGAAATATCGACCCAAATAAAAGGGAAGAATGGCGGAGCTAGACCAGGATCGGGGCGGAAGAAATTTCAACCCACTGAATCCGAACGTAAACAGGTCGAGGCGATGGCGGGGTACGGGGTGCCATTCGATCAGATCGCCTCTCTAGTTCGTGACGGCATACACATTGACACGTTGCGAGCACGTTTTCAAAACGAACTCATTCGAGGAAAAGCGAAGGCCAACGCAAAAATCGGCCAAGGCATGTACGAGAAGGCGGCATCAGGCGACACCGCAGCGATGATCTGGTGGACCAAGGCACAGATGGGGTGGCGAGAACCAGCACGACAGCTCGAGCACTCTGGACGGGATGGTTCCGCCATAGAGATCGAGTCACGTGACGTCGTGTCGCTCAATCGGGACGAGTTGATTGCCGAACTAAAGTCAAGGGGCCTTCCGACTAGTATATTTGGAATTGATGCGGATACCTGATGTCGACCTACTGGAGATGCTTGCCATTTCAGAGGCCCGTGAGTCGTTCTGGGCTTATAGGCAGTTGATTAATCCGAAGCTAATCAAGGGGTGGTGGCAACGTGATATGGCTAGGGAGCTTCAGTTATTTTACTCCGACCTTATTTCCGGATGCCGGCCAAAACTAGTAATAGAGGCTCCGCCCCAGCACGGCAAGTCTAGGATGATCGTTGAATTCGTTACGTGGATGGCTGGGAAAAACCCAGATTTGAAAACGATCTATACGTCATTTAGCGAGAGCCTTGGGATCAGAGCTAACTTGACGTGCCAACGCATCTATGATGGTGAAAAGTTTAAAAAAATATTCCCAGAGACGCGGATCAATAGTCAAAATGTGGTTACGATTTCTGGGCAAACGATGAGAAATCGCGAAAAACTCGAGTACGTAGGGCGCGATGGTTTTTTTAGAAACACTACCGTGCGAGGGTCGATCACGGGGGAATCGTTAGATGTTGGGGTCATTGATGACCCCATCAAGGGCCGCGAAGAAGCAGGTTCAAAAGCCGTTCGAGATAAAACGTGGGACTGGTTTACCGATGACTTTTTTACCCGATTCAGTGAGAACGCTGGAATGCTTGCAATACTGACACGATGGCACGTAGATGACCCAATAGGGCGATTACGTGATCAGTTTGGAGATGCGGTTAAAGTCGTGTCATACCCAGCTATAGCCGTGACGGATGAGAAATACCGGAAGATAGGCGAGCCGCTATTCCCCGAGCTGAAAGGCCTTGATTTTTTACTTGAGCGGAAGGCCGCTATGGCCTCAGTCAACTGGGAGGCCCTTTACCAGCAAAACCCGCAGATACTAGGTGGAGAGCTAATCAGGGGGGAATGGTTCGGTAGATACCGCGAGGCTCCTATCATAAAGAGTCGAACGATATACGCTGACACCGCGCAAAAGACATCAGAGCGGAATGATTACTCCGTCTTTGAGTGTTGGGGTATGGGCGATGACGGCAAAATATATCTGCTCGATATGATCCGTGGAAAGTGGGAGGCCCCAGAGCTTGAAAGGCGGGCCATTGCATTTTGGGAGAAGCATCGGGCGTCGGAGCCATCGAGATATGGACCACTTCGGCAAATGAAGATTGAGGACAAGGCGAGTGGGACCGGCCTCATTCAAGGCCTAAAACTTAAGGCGCGCATCCCCGTCGCAGGAATCCAGAGAACCAAGGACAAGTACACCCGGCTTATGGATGTTCTTGGTTACATTGAGGCGGGGTATGTTATGATTCAAGAAAACTCCGCATTCGTCAGTGACTTTGTCGCCGAATGCGAGGCGTTCACCTCGGACAACAGCCACATGCACGACGACCAGGTGGACCCGATGATGGACGCGATCAATGATATGTTGTTGGCCAAAAAATCGTATGCATTCACGGAGGCGATGGTTTGAAAAAAAGAGAATCGAAAAAAATAGAATCGAAGGAGCTGGTTGCGGACGGGTATCTTAACCTCATGTCCCGTACCGGCATTGAGGAGAACAGCATTGATGAGCTGATTATGCTCACCAATAACCGAATAAAGCTCGAATCGATGTATCGTAACAAGTGGATAGTCGGTGCCGTCATCGATTCGGTCGCAGAAGACATGACCAGGGGCGGGGTATCGATTACTGGCAGCATCGAGCCAGACAAAATCACAAAAATACAAACCAAGCTCACACGCCTGGGTGTCTGGCGGGCCATCCTCGAATCGATCAAGTGGGGAAGACTTTACGGTGGAGCAATTGCCGCAATAGTGATTGATGGGCAAGATCCGTCCACACCACTAGACATCAGCACCGTTTCCACCGAACAGTTCCGTGGATTAAAAGTCTACGACAGGTGGGCACTGTCCGCGAGCAATACGATGGTCGAATTTGGTATGGATGCCGGGCTACCCGTACACTATGATGTCATCTCAGACATTTCGACGAAGAAGCTATCAGGTGTAAGGTGGCATCATAGTAGGGTGATACGATTCGTTGGCATCCAACTGCCAGTATGGCAGGCCATGCAAACGGAATACTGGGGTGAGTCTGTGATTGAGCGTATGAACGACCGGATCGTGGCCTTTGACGATGCGACCATGGGGGCGTCGAATCTCGTTCAGAAGGCACACCTCAGGGTACTCATGATCAAGGGGTTGCGGGATACATTTCATGAGGGTGGTCATGCGGAACAGATCTTGTCTCGAACGTTCAATAGTATGTGCCAACTTCAGCGCAACGAGGGCCTCACTGTGCTCGACGCAGAAGACTCTTATCAGCCACACACCTATTCCTTCGGTGGGCTATCGGACATCATCCTTCAGTTCGGTCAGCAGATATCGGGTGCAACCGGCATTCCGCTGGTTCGATTGTTCGGCCAATCGCCCGCCGGCCTAAACTCTACCGGGGAAAGTGACCTGCGCATGTACTACGACCACATATTGTCACAACAGGAGAGCCGACTGCGTGATGGGATGATGCTGGTCTTGCGGGTGATGTACCGGTCGCTATTCGGGCAGGACGCACCAGATGATTTTGATTTTGAATTTTCGCCACTCTGGCAAACAAGCGAAAAGGAAAAGGCCGATATATCGGCGGTCGTCACTGACACCATCATCAAGGCATACGACGCTGGGATCATCGATCAGGTCACGGCAATGAAGGAGCTGCGACAATCTAGCGAGGCAACCGGAATCTATTCGAACATCACGCAGGAATCTATTGATGAGGCAGAGATGGCACCGCCACCAATGCCTGTGGAAAATGTTGCCATAGAGACACCGCCACTCAATGAGTAGGTTCGCAGGTTCAAGACAGGCCGAGAGACGCATGGCCACAGAACTTCGGCGGGTTGCTCGATTTGTAGCCGACATAATAGCCCGGCACACTAATGGGGCCGAAATTACGGACACAAAAAAAATGAACGAGGCATTAAGGGCATACTCAAATTCATTGGGCCCGTGGGCCGAAACGCTAACGGCGAAAATTTTGGAAAGCGTTCAAAAAAACAACCTTAAGGCATGGACCGAAGCATCAAAAGAGCTTGGGAGGGAACTCAGAACCTTAAGGGCGACAACCGAACTAGGGGCAACCGTGACAAAGTTGCAAAACGACCAAGTCAAACTAATAAAAAGCTTACCAATACAGGCGGGGGAAAGGGCTCAGCTATTGGCACAGCAGGCGAGTACAGAAGGATCGAGGGCAAGCCAGGTGGCGGAAGAGATAGCACGAACCGGCGAGGTGACAGCCAGCCGAGCGACACTAATCGCAAGAACCGAAATCGCAAAATCTAACGCAGCCATGACGCAGGCAAGGGCGGAATACGTGGGTGCCGAGCAATACATATGGCGTACCGCCCAGGATGGGGACGTTAGGGAATCACACGCAGAGCTAGAGGGGAAGGTATTCCGTTACGATGACCCACCGTACATCGATGGCGAAGGAAATCACGGGCCCGGCGAGTTCCCGAATTGCAGATGCTTCGCTGAACCGATAATCCCATCATGATTTAGCCACTTGATCTTTTTATTCAAAAATGAATAAATGATCAAAATATGGATGCAATTACGCCAAAAATAAATAACGTCACGCCTAAGACTGGGCGATTTATGACCGAGTCGGATAAGATAGTCAACGTGGTGGACGAGTATGGCAACATCAAGGTGATCGACGTCGCCAATAGTAGCGTACACGCTGGGAAGGCATACACCTACACCGCCACATCATCTATCACCGCCACATCATCCGTCTACTTCATGGGAAAGACGGGTTCGGTCACTTCTCACTTAATGGGCTTTTTTATTAAGTCCGACGCGTCACCGCTTAAAGTTGAGTTTTTTGAATCGCCGACGACGACGGCAGACGGAACTGCGCAGCAAGCTGTGGCACGAAATCGTCAGTCAACGGCCACGGCTACCATGCAGGTATTCGCAGGGCCTACGGTGACGGCATCCGGAACCCTTCTAATGATTGACCGAATATTGGGAGACAAGCAGACTGTGTCGGATGAGCACCTAGACGGTGAGTGGCTTTTGAAAAAAAACACAAGCTACATATTCAAGATTACGAACGAGACGAACCAAACCGTCAACATCGTTGCGGGTTTTAATTGGATTGAATCTGACAATGGCTAACATCTACAGCGTGGAGCAGCTGTCAGAGCATATCAGCGAAACGCCTGAAGGGTTCCTACTGTGCGAAAGCGTTCCTATCACCAGAGCGGGTGAGCTGAGATACGCCCCGGACAAAACACCTATCCCAGAAGGTGAAGGCGACACAATAATCACACGACGCCCAGAAGATGTGACGAGACCCGAAACCATCGCCTCATTCGAAGGAAAGCCGGTGACACTCACCCATCCAAAGGACGAATCAACTGACAATTTCGTGACGCCGAAAAACTGGAAGGCCTTCACTGTCGGAGTGGTCCAGAATGTCAGGGCCTCAAAGCTAGATGACGGAACCGATGCCCTTGTGGCTGACCTGCTCATCACGGATGCCCAAGCGATTGATCGGGTAAAAAGCAAAGAGTTACGGGAGGTGTCTTGCGGGTTCAAATGTCAATACGTTGTCATTGAACCAGGAAGAGGCCTTCAGGTCGATATCATCGGAAACCATGTGGCTTTTGTTGCCAATGGTCGATGTGGCCCTGAATGTGCGGTGCAAGATGAAGCAGAACGAAAGGAGCCCCGAATGATTGAGAAAATAAAAACGGCAGTCGCCAAGACGCTTGACCAGGTATTCGACTCGGTCGACGCAGAAGACCAGGCGGCACTATTAAGGACCCTAATGAGTCGTATGGACTCATACGAATCAAGACTTGCTGTCCATGACAGCGCGGAAGAGAAAGAGGCGGATAAGGTAGTGGTAGACCAGGCCACTGATTCGATGGCTATGTTCGAAGAGCGACTGGCCCGACTAGAAGAAGCCATTTCGCAATTGATGGCTTCAAAAGAAGATGAACCATCAACTGAGCTTGAAATCACAACGGACAGCTGTGACGATGTTGACACCATTGCGCGGGCAGAAATTCTATCACCCGGAATTGCAAAAACGGGTGACGTAAAGAGCAAGGCCCTCGATGCATGCTACGCCACTAATGATGGCCGTCAGATCATTGACACCCTCCTGAAAGGCAAGGCATTCGACTCGGCCGACAAAGATATGCTGTTTGTTGCTGCATCAGAATTGTTGAAAAGTGAACGACGCTCGCAGCTGACACGAGTCGTTCAATCTGAAACAGAATCAAAAGACGTATACGCAGAATTTTGGAAAGGACGAAAATAATGACCGCATACATCACCGAAATCCCATCCGGCGTGCCAGGTGACATCACCAGACGCAGCCATGCTCTAGTAGAGCCTGGCGTACTCAATTCAGCATCAACCCCCGATTCATACGGGAAGGCTGTGAAAATTGTAAATGGAAAATTTGAAAAAATTGCCTCAGGCGACGCCGCAAGTGTAGTGTATGGCCTTCTGGCTCGATCTGTTCCGAATATATCGAACACGCTGAATCAATCATTTGGATCTTCGGTTCCAAATGCCGATATCATTCAGAGTGTACTTGTTCAGGGGTACATGATCGTCGAATGCAAGGTTGGAACGCCAGTGCGTGGTGGGTCTGTGTATGTTCGCATCACAGAATCAGGAACCAAGAAGGTAGGCGATTTTGAGACCGCTGCCGATTCAGGGGCATGCGTTGCGCTGCCAAATGTAATATGGGCGGTAACAGGCAAAGATGCAAATAACTGCACCGAAATCCGTGTGAAGTAGGAGGAAAATAAATGTCAGACTTAGCTTTTTACATTAATCAACTTACCAATCTATCGCCCACCATTGCCAGGCCACTAGAGGAGTACACTTGGGCGCGCGATATCATACGACGCAAAATCACTCTTGGCGAAGTATCTACGAGCTTTCGCAGGGTAAAATATCACGCACCTGGAATGTTGAGCCCTACCGGATTCTCATATGTTACAACGGACAGCCCGATACAGGGAGTGTCTATGGATGGCGAGATGATTACCAAGCCAACAAGGTACATGACCAGGGCAGTGATGTACACAGAGCAGCAGCTTGAATCGATGATCAAGCTTGGCTTTTCCGTGCAGGATGAGCAGCTAGGCCAAATCAACGGAAAATACCAACAAGAGGTAGATCAGAAGGTATATATTGGCGATCCCCTCTACGCTGAAGAAGGGCTTTTAAACTCTGATTCAATCGTCCAAAAAACATCATTGACTATTGGTAGCGGGAGCGGCGCAACGACCGCCTGGGAAACGAAGACGCCAGTAGAGATCCTGAAGGACGTCAATGATCTACTCACAGACGTGACGAAGAGGTCAGCCGGAAGATGTCCGAACATTTTACTATTACCGCTCAAGCAGTTCGCCTACCTTGCCGGTCGGCTAGTTTCTGACGCTGGAAATTCTTCGATTTTGACGTTTTTGAAAAACAATTCAATTGCCACCCACAAAAATCCATCACCTCTTGAAATTTACTCTGTTAAATGGCTTGAGGGACTTGGGAAAATCAATAATGTGGCTAAAGATCGAATGGTGGCCTACAGCAATAAGGCTGAATACATTCAATTCCCTATGTTTGAGCTGGCCCCATGGAAGCCTAGCATCAGTGGCATTCACTATATTCTTCCTTACCACTGGCTTCTTGGGTGTGTCGAAATAATGCAGCCAGAAACAATGGGATACGCTGACGGTATTTAGGATTTTAAATGGGCTATCGAGCGATAGCCCAAAGGAGTGGTATATGCATGCTCAATTTTTTGTCCCAGCAACGATCAACATGGTATCGTTTGGCGTTGGGGTTCATCATGTAGGGAGGGAGGTGTACGAATCAGTTGAATTTGATGTGCTCGTTGAGGCAGGTCAGGTCCTAATACTTCGTCAAGACTTGGAGCCAGAGCCAGAGCCAGAACCAGAACCAGAGGCAGAGGCAGAGGCAGAGGCAGAGCCAGAGCCAGAAGCCCCAACAAAAACGAAAAGAAACAAATGAACATCGACACGTTCCGCATCACATTCCCCGAGTTCGGCGACGCAACACAATACCCAACGGCCATGATCATGTTCTGGTCGGCGGTCGCTGAGATGACTTTATCCGCTGATCGGTGGGGCGAGATGTATGCCCACGGGATGTCGCTGTTCGTTGCCCACCACATCGCCATCGCTGCGTCCAACAAATCCGCTTCAACATCAGGCGGAACGCCTGGTCAGTCATTGGGCGTGATCGAATCAAAGTCTGTTGGGTCAGTAAGTGTCAGCTACGACACATCTAGCTCAACTGAAATGAATGCGGGGCATTGGAACCAGACCATTTATGGCCGTCAGTATATTCGGCTTGCCCGAACACTGGGGCCGGTACTGTACCAGCTATGAGCGTCACGGTCACGAAGGATGACCTTAAAAACCTACTCAGAAATATTCAGGCGATGGGCAGAAAAAGCGTACTGATAGGAATCCCTGAATCAAAAAACGATCGAAAAGAAGATAAGGCGTCAAACGCCATGATCGGATTTCTGAATGAGAACGGTTCGCCAGCACGCAACATTCCGGCCAGGCCATTCCTTGTGCCGGGCGTAAGGAAGTCCGCAGACAAGGCAAGTGAGGCGTTGAAGTCGTATGCGAGCGACGCACTAAACAATCAAAAGGCAATCGATCAGGGACTTAATGCGGCGGGCCTTATCGCCCAGGCATCAGTAAAAAAGCAAATTGTGTCGCAAGATGGATTTGCCCACCTAAGTCCTGCCACACTCGCACAGCGTGCAAGAATGGGCGCGAAGGGTACAAAGGCCCTAATCCGTACGGGGCAGCTTTTGAACTCGATCACGTACGTGGTGCGGAGTGATGTGTGATGGCACGCATTGACGTGTCAGACATTCTTGCCGATCCTGACTTTTTGGATTCGCTGACCCTGATTAAGCGGTCATCATCAATCAATGAGTACGGTGAGCATGTGATGACGGAGTCATCGTGTTGCATCAGGGCGTCTGTGCAGTCTGTAGGGACTGAAGACCTACAGCGGCTCCCCGAAGGGGCAAGGCTTCAGGACGTGATCACGGTGTACTATCGTGGCGAATTGATGCCTGAACGAAAAAACGGGTACGCTGATGTATTAGTGTGGGGCGGGAAGCGATACCAGGTCGCTGGCATCGATGAGAATTTTATGAATTTTGGTCGTGGATTCACCAAGGCAATGTGCCGAATGGAGGACGCCCATGCCTAATACATCAGCCACTGGCGGGTACCTCACTCATACAGAAGGGCCGATGGAGGGGGTATCATTCCGTCGATTCATCGGTGGCGTTTTGGCTGGGGTGTCGGGGCTTCCGGCGGAGCATGTACGACCGTCATGGCAGACGAATCCACCGCCAATACCTGGTATCGATGTGACCTGGATGGCATTTGGGCAGTCTGGTCGGCGTGGCGACTATTCATCATACTATGAGGTAGACATTGACGGCACACGGTCTCAGCAGAGGACGCACGAAGAATGCGACTTCCTTCTGGTATTCTACGGTCCGGACTGTCTCGATATTGCGGGCCGTGTTCGTGATGGGTTCCGAATTGAGCAGAATCAGGAGGTCCTACAGTTTCAGGGTATGGCGATGGTCGGCGATACCGACATCATTCATGCACCGGAGTTGATTAATGACCGCTACTATGACCGGGCGGACATGACCATCACGATACGTCGGGAGGTTCGAAGGTCCTACCCAATATTGAGTTTTACCGGTGCCCATGGCACCATTAAAGCGAATGATGGTGGGGCGGGTAGTATTCAGGAAGAATTTTAAGGAGCATAAAATGGCACAAGGACTAAATGTCAATCGGCTGGTAAGGGTAAGCACGACGCTATCACCTACAGCTACACCACGCAGAGGATTTGGGACGTTGTTGATCGTTGGTGATTCCAATGTGATCAATGGTAGCGAGCGGCTACGCTCATACATTGACTTGGAATCGGTGGCGACAGACTTTGGCACGTCGGCCCCCGAATATTTAGGTGCACAATTATATTTTGGCCAATCGCCTCGCCCTCAACAGCTGATGATTGGGCGATGGCTTCGCGCGGCAACCGCTGGCCTGATAAATGGTGGGGCATTGAGTACCGCCGAGCAGGATATCAGTCTTTGGACTGCCGTCACCGCAGGATCGTTTAAGGTGACGGTCGATGGGACCGTGAAGACTTTGACCGGATTGAACTTTTCGGCCGTGACGAATCTAAACGGGGTTGCAACCGCCATCAATGCTGTGCTAACCGGCGCAACCATTGCATGGAGCGGGTCACGCTTCGTTGTCACCTCAACGACTACCGGGACATCATCTTCAGTGAGCTACGCCACGGCACACACGTCTGGCACGGATATTTCCGCGCAGCTAAAATTGACATCCGGAACGGCATCGGCCCCCATCGCCGGCTATGCAGCGGAATCACCATTAGCGGCCGTGACGGCACTGGCCAACGCAAGCGGTCAATGGTACGGGCTAGCATTTGCGGCAGCCACCATGCCGACAGACGATCAGATCGTTGATGTTGCCGGATTCGTGGAGGCGGCATCACCTAGCCGCATATTCTGCGCGACTGAGACGAATCCCAACGCACTAGATGAACTATATACTACCGACCTAGATAGTCGCCTGCAGGCACTTGGCTATAAACGTACCGCTGTCCAGAATTCAGACAATAAGTATGCTGGTATTTCCCTATTCGGGCTAGCGTTTTCCGTTAATTTTTCGGCCAATCGATCGACAATCACTCTAATGTTTAAGCAAGAGCCAGGCGTTGTCGCCGCTAACATCACTGAGACACAGGCGCAGACACTCAAGGCTAAGCGAGGCAATGTATTCGTGCAGTACAACAACGACACGGCAATTGTCCAATACGGGACGATGGCAGGGCCTGCATATATCGATGAGATTCACGGCTTAGACTGGCTAGCCGACGCAATTCAGAACAGCGTATACAATCTTTTATATCAGTCCCCCACAAAAATCCCTCAAACCGATGCAGGACAAACCCAAGTCATGACCGCCGTGTCAAGCGTAATGAAAGAAGCGGTGGATAATGGATTGGTGGCACCGGGTCAATGGAATGCGCAAGGATTCGGTCAATTGAGCAATGGTGACTACCTACCAGAGGGCTTTTATGTGTACAGCCCGCCGATGGCGACACAGGCCCAAAGCGTACGAGAACAGCGAATTGCCCCGCCAATTCAAGTCGCAGTTAAGCTAGCCGGTGCCATCCATGAGGTGGACGGCCTAATCACGGTGAATCGATAGGAGAGATAAATGGCAACATACTCATTTTTAAATGTTTCAGCGAGCTTAACCGGTGTTGGAGGATCAATTAACCTGGCCTCTGGTGCAGGCGTAGCGGAAGAAGGAATCACCATCGATGCGATGGAAGACAAAAACGTAATGACAATTGGGGCGGATGGCGAGGGTATGCACTCGATGGTGGCAAGCCGTGCGGGAACTATAACGGTCCGGTTGCTCAAGACTTCACCAGTCAACGCACAGTTGCAGGTCATGTTCAATCGCCAGACTTCACCGGGATCATTAGGTCATGGATCGAATACTGTGGTCATCCGTGACAGCGTGCGTGGCGATGTCATCACATGTACGGGCGTGGCGTTTAAAAAATTGCCATCGATCACCTATGCCAAAGAAGGCGGGATGCAAGAATGGACATTCGACGCTATTAAGACCACGTACATGCTAGGCGTAGGGACGCCGGAGGCTTAATATGGAATTCGAACTAAACGGGCAATCGTACAGGGCGGACAGGATCGACGCCCTGACACAATTCCACATCGTTCGAAGGCTTGCCCCTATTATGGGGAAAGTTGCGCCGCTCATTAAATCGGACGGAGGCGATTCGATGGCCGTGCTCGAACCGCTAGCGGATGCGGTCAGCTCGTTGAGCGACGAAGATTCAAATTACGTGATCTTTGGCCTTTTAAAGTCGGTGAAAAAGAAGGATGTTAACGGCCTTGGGTGGTCGGCTGTGTCTGACGGCTCAGTCCTCATGGATAGCTACATGAGCATGCCCACCATGCTACAGTTGGCGTTTCATGCCTTTAGGACTAACTTTTCCGATTTTTTATCCGTGCTCCCCTCGGGTTTAATCAGCGAAACCCAAGCACAAAGCGACCCATCCAATGGGTAGCAATGCCCGACGGGGAGGACTGGGTTATGCGTCCGGTCATGCGGGGGATGTGTCGATTCGAATCACTGAAGGACGGTACCTTGACGCTTGGTGACCTGAAGATGATGAATGATGCCCTAGACGTCCAGGACGAGAATGAGGCCAGGTATCAGGAGGCCCAACGTGAAGACTGAAGTGATCAAGGAGTTCCTTGTTGGTCTTGGCTTTAAAATCGACGAAGCCGGTATGGCACGGTTTGTCACGGGGGTATCAAAGGCGACCGTTGCGGTGACTGCTATGGGGGCAGCCACAACGGCGGCGGCCGCTGCTGTATTCGCTGGAATCAATAGTGTGGCAAGCGAATATTACCAGCTCGAGCGGCTTGGGCTTCAATTTCGATCGACAGCAGAAGCAATCGATCAATTCATTGATTCGGCACAGGTCCTAGGCATCAAAAATGAAACGGCGATCGATTCTCTCAGGGGGCTAGATCGTGCAATAGTGGACACATCCATGGGGATCGGTCGGACAAAGCTGGTATTCGAGAATCTTGGCATTTCGGTCGTTGACGCCGCCGGCAAAATCAAGCCAACAACCCAGGTGATGGGTGAACTGGCCGAGCTATTCAAGACCATGGAACGGGGAAAGCAGCTGCGAGTGATGGAGCGACTTGGGATTGATTCGTCGTTCGTGAAAGTTTTTATGGCCGACATCGATACCATTAATGCGGACCTCAATGCCATTGATCAGTCCGTTGGCCTTGATTTTGACAGGGCCGTCAAAGAAGGCAAGGCCTTCACGCTATCACTTCGTGTGCTCCAGCAGGAAACGCAAAAATGGCGAATACTCTTTGCCAAGGCAATGGATGTTATCGCCGTGAAAATGATGCCACGCATACGTCAGACGATGGAAGGTACCCGGCAATCGATGATCAGATTACGACGCATGACCATGGATGTGATGCCCATGATCATATCAAAGATTGTGCCCGTTATCGGGGCCGTCCTTCGCATTGCCGAGGCATTCGTAAGTATCGCCTCACGAATCGCTTCAGCCGTCGGAACAATCATATCATGGATAGTTCGGCTCAATTCTGCCACGAATGGATTGGCCGGATATATCATTGCCGCCGCTGTTGCGTGGCGGTATTTGAATCTTGCGTTTTTAATGACCCCATTGGGCCAACTGATATCATTGGCGGCGGTGGTAGCCCTATTGATCGATGATTTTTTGACCTTTAGGGAGGGTGGTGATTACCTAATCGATTGGGGAAATAGGTTTGGGGTGGTTATGAAAGTAGTAACGGGAGCCATGGCACTGTTCTTGGCCGGTTTGGTAGCCACTAAAGCATGGGTGGCAGGTGCTGCTATTGCCACCAATGCCTGGGCCGTCGCTACTGGCGTTCTTAATGGGGTGCTTGCAACCGTCAGAACGGCAGTCTTGCTTTTTAACATGGCCATATCCCTGAACCCAATCGGTGCTACCATACTAGCCATCAGTGCATTGGTAGGTGCCGGGATTATGCTGGTGAAAAATTGGGACACGGTGAAGCGTTGGTTTTCATCGTTTTTTGGTTTTTTGAATGGTGGATTTGACAAGATATCAAGCATCGCCGGCAAAATTGCCAGTGTTATTGGCGTTGGTGGCATGAGGCCATCACTACTGACGCCATCCCCACAGGCACAGGCAACCATGACGGCCCGGGCTCAGAGTGTCAGTCAGCGGACCCAGATTGTGGTGAATGGCAACTCCGACCCTGCTTCAACGGCCCGAGCTGTGGCCGGCCAACAAACAAGAGTGAACGCAGATATGGCCCGTAATATGAGGGTGGTGGTACGATGACCATACTCGACTACGAGCTGGCTACATTTATTCCCACACGCTCAATCGGGTCTTTCAATGCCACGGTGACGATAGAAGAGAGTGGCCGGGATGAGATTGAAATCACGCAACACCCAGTCCAGCAGGGAGCGACCATCTCGGATCACTCATTTGTGAAGCCGTCCACATTGGCGTTATCGGTCATGTGGGATGCATCGACCGCCCCTCTCAATGAAACATATTCGAAGCTGATCGATCTTCAACGTACCCGTGAACCTATCGACGTCGTTACTGGAAAACGAATTTATAAAAACATGCTAATCCGAGCCATTAGCCAGACGACCGATGCCACAACCGAGAATGCCTTAAAAATCAACCTGGAACTACAGGAGATTATCATCACGGCCCTAGAGGTCACGTCAGTCCCTGAGCGAACAAAGCAGGCGAACCCTGCCAAGACCGGAAAAATTCAAAATACCGGTACAAAGTCAGTTCAGGCTGCATCAGCCCAGAGAAAACGCAGTGCATTGTTGGCACTGGTGAGGGGGTAGGCATGGCCGAAGTGTTCACCATTCCGCTGTCAGACATTCCACAACGCTTCAACATAGACCTTAGCGGCCGTCCGTTCACTCTGACCACAAAATTCAACACCGAATCGAATGCGTGGGTACTTGATATCGCCGACGGCGAGACGGATGAAATGCTCATTGCGTGCCTTCCAATGGTCACCGGAACCAATCTTCTTGCAGCACATGGGTATCTAGGCATTCCGGGGGCTTTAGTCGTGGCCACTGACGGTGACGACTTAGCCGCACCGACCCAAACAAACCTCGGAACATCGGCCAATCTCTACTATGTGACCGGTTTCGATGCCTAGCCAGCTTCAATATGGCCGAAAATTCAACCTTCTGCTGTCCACACGATCCGGCGATACGCTTGATGTTGGGTCGTTGAGGGTCGTTTTTAACATCAAAAAAACAGACGCGCAAACGCCCAATACTGCCGAGGTGCGGGTATATAATCTAAACGAGACGACATCACGACGAATCAGGTCCGAATTCGCAAAAATCACCATACAGGCTGGATACGACTCTAATTATGGCGTCATTTTTTCAGGCAATATTAAGCAGGTAAAATATGGCCGTGATAATGGGGTCGATTCATTCGTTGACATTTCAGCCGGTGACGGCGACGAGGCATACAACTACGCCATCATCAGCACCACCCTAGCATCGGGGGCAAAGCAATCAGACCAAGTTGAGGCATCCGCCAAGTCTATGAGCGGAAACGGTATCGGAACCGGATTTGTAGATAATATGGGCGGTCAATCTCTGCCGCGTGGCAAGGTCATGTATGGCATGGCTAGGGATTATCTCAGGCAGTCTACGCAGTCGACAGACGCTACATGGAGCATCCAGGACGGACGCCTTCAAATTGTTAAGCGTTCGGGCCTTTTGCCCTCACAAGCGGTAGTGCTTAATTCGAAATCAGGCCTCATAGGCACGCCAGAGCAAACAGGGAACGGCATAAAGGCAAGATGCCTACTAAACCCCCTACTAAGGATTGGTGGTCGGGTGATGCTCGATGATGAGCTTGTGTCGTTAGCGATGATACAGGATACCGAACGCAACAACCCCGCCAATAGCGCCCCATCAAAAAACGGGGATGGGATGTACCGCCTTCTCGCCGTAGAACATCTTGGCGATTCGCTGGGAAATGACTGGTACAGCGATATCACGTGTCTTAGTGTCGACACTTCCGCACCGGCTGGTGAACAGGTATCAAAAGCATGATTAGAGAAGAACGGATCGATGACATAGAAGAGAGCTTGCGCCTAGCGATCGAGGGGTCCCAATCGCAGATATGGACGGCACTGCCTGGCATCGTGAAGGATGCCGATTTAAGCTCACAGACCGTGAGTGTCCAGCCGTCTATTATGGGGACCGTCACAGACCGGGCGGGAAATCAGATCAATCAGCCCCTACCCTTATTAATCAACGTCCCGATCGTCTGGCCTCGTGGTGGCGGATTCGCCTTGACATTCCCAGTCAAAGAGGGTGACGAGGTGTTGGTGGTGTTCGCATCACGCTGTATAGACTCATGGTGGCAATCTGGCGGTGTTGGCGTTGCAATGGAATCACGCATGCACGACCTATCAGACGGATTTGCAATTTTGGCACCCACCAGCCAACAAAAAAAATTACCATCTGTCAGTGGCACTAACGCCCAGCTACGCACAGAAACAGGCGACACATATATTGAGCTTTCCACGTCGGGAAAAGTGAAAATAATGGCAACAAGCGAGATTGACCTAACCGCACCCGCAATCAAGCTCAATGGGGCAGTGACGCAGGTAGGCGGTATTAGTATCGACGGCAAGCTATTTGGAACACATAAACACATAGACCCACAGGGCGGAACGACTGGACCACCCATTTAAAACGGGGCATAATAAAAAGATGAAATATCGAAAATTGGATCAAGATGGGGATATGATTTTTGGCCACCAACAAGCCGACTTCCACATTGATACACCCGAAGGCGTAGCCCAAGCCGTGATGACACGTCTAAAATTATGGGTTGGGGAATGGTTCTTGGACGTGTCAGAAGGAACGGCATACCAGCAGGCCGTGTTGGGTACGAGCACGCGCGAAACAATTGAGCCTGCCATACGTACACGGATTCTTGAAACACCTGGTTTAAAATCCGTCGATCGGTTTTTTGTAAAAATCGACCCAACAAAAAGAACTGCATCGATCGAGGCGACAATATCGACGATATACGGGCCTGCTACCGTCACGGGAGTGATATAGTGGATGTCGAAAAACTCTTAAAAATTGACAATAAGGGATTCTATTACGCAGACTACCCAACTGTACTGACATACCTTCAGGATGACTATCGCAATAACTACGGGCAGGACATCTATCTTGAGGCCGATTCTCAGGACGGGCAATCAATAGCCGCGAAGGCCCAAGCGATGTACGACTTTATGCAGAAGATGGCGGTATTATATAATTCATTTTCTCCAATGACGGCAATGGGCGACGCACTTTCACGAATCGTCAAAATCAACGGGATATCACGCCGCGCGGCAACTTACTCAACTGCCGATCTGAGGATCATCGGTACAAATGGCACACAAATATTAAACGGGATAGCAGAAGATTCGTCCGGCATTAAATGGCGACTACCCGCCACAGTAACCATTCCAAGCGGTGGAGAAGTGACGGTAACGGCAACAGCCGAAACGATTGGTGCAATTACGGCTGGAGCCGGAACGATAACCAAGATAGCTACCCCGACCCTTGGGTGGCAATCCGTGACTAATCTATCCGTTGCCACTGTAGGTGTAGCCGTCGAAAGTGATGGGGAGCTACGTATCAGGCAGGCACAGTCTACGATGATCCCATCACAGACTGTCATGGATGGCATAACGGGTGCGGTGCAGTCATTGGTGGGTGTCACACGCGCGCGAGGCTATCAAAATTCAAGCAATGTCACCGATAGTAACGGAATACCCGCTCACAACATTGCTATCGTAGCAGAGGGTGGAACCACGCAATCAATAGCAGACGCCATCGCGCGAAAGAAGCCGCCAGGGATACCGACCTACGGCACGACGTCGGCCACTACGTACGACCAGCAGGGCGTGCCCAACACTATCAATTTTTACCGACCTACGGTGGCAACCATAAGCGTCGAGGTGTCTATCACCGCAGGCACTGGATATGTGTCGAGCATGATCGACGAAATCAAGGCAGCTTTGGTGGCGTATATTGCCACCTTAAAAATTGGCGATGACATCTACATTACAAAGCTATTCGTTCCCGCAAACCTTTCGAATCAAGCATCAGGACAGACGTTTGATGTTACGCAAATTCGGATCAAGAAAAATTCAGGGTCGTGGGTGACGAATAACATCACGCTGGCTTTCAATGAGGTTGGCACTACGGCCGAATCTAACATCACGGTCATCGCATCATGAAGACGGTGGAGGAGTATCTTAACCTTATTACCCAACAGCACCGAGATAAGCCACGATTTATGGCCACCGTGGAAGCAATGGTCGCCCCATACGTACACATGCAGAATGTGCTGATGTCATTCATGTCAGCCTTTGATGTTGATTACGCCGTCGGCGTTCAGCTTGATATTATTGGGCAGTGGGTTGGCGTATCCCGTATTATCACCACCCCAATATCCGGGGTGTATTTCACATGGGACGGAACGACCCAGACTGGATGGGACAATGGCATATGGAAATCTGCCAATGACCCTGATTCAGGATTCACCACATTGCCCGACTCGCTTTACAGGCTTCTAATTAAAGCGAAAATTGCATCGAATGCGTCATGCGGTGAGGTGTCGGATATATACAATGTGCTGACATCCGTTGTGTCGGTTGCCTCAGCAGTAAAAATCGTGGATAATCAGGACATGACGATGACGGTACAGCTAGATGTGTCAGAGCTGACCAGCTATGAGCAGCAGATTATCAGAAGTGGTGTGCTAAATATTCAGCCCGCAGGTGTGTCGGTATTGTATGAGGACGTGTGATGGCCACAAATAGCATATTGAGATTCGGCGAGAACGCCACAAGCATCCTCAGTCAGACGCAATATGAGGATGACGCACAGCGACTGATTGGCCATCAGCCTGGGCCAGCCAGAAGCGCACTAGAGAACAAAGTGCTAAAGCAGGTTTCAGCTATTTCGGCTGGCGTGGCCGAGTTCATCGCAGGCAATCAAAGCAATAATGTCACCGACCTACTAGACCGAGATACCCTCGCCCAGTATCTATCCGCTGCCATAGTGGCTGCCATACCTTCGGCCACAAGCAGCGTTGCCGGAAAGACGGCGATGGCGTCCGCTAGTGAGGCCCAGCAATACCAGCTTGATTCAAAGGCTATCACACCGCTCACAATGAAAAATGCGATGCAGGGCGATAATCAATCTTTGTCAACCAACGGGTACCAAAAGTTTCCCGGCGGTCTAATCTGGCAGTGGGGAAAACTGACATCGATCAGCTATGCACAGCAGACCTATCGTGTCACATTTCCTATTGCATTTCCAACCAATCTCCTGAACGCTTCGGTCTCGCTATGCTGCGGGAACTATACTAGCGACGCCCCATCCGCCATGATAATAAACCCAACAGCAAGCTCATATATGGATGTCGGTGTAGATTATTACTCGAACGTACCGCCTACTGGTGATATGTTCTGGTTTGCGGTAGGACACTAGCCACGATGGCATCATGCTGCGATGATCAAGCGGCATCACTACCGCCGCATAAGCGGGGTGATAGTTTTGTGCTAGCCTGCATCTACAAACAAGATGGCGTGGCTGCTAGCGTGGCACTATACACAATCAAAGCCCAGCTACGAGATTCATCCGGCCAGCTCGTCCAGGAACTGAGCGTTTCTAAGGCCAATCAGACAACCAGCCCTGGCGTTTTTTCGCTTGCCGGAGGGGCAACCGGAGCGTGGCCACTCGATATATTACGATGCGACATTCAGTTCACAGAAGGTGACACGGTGCGAAGTACGCAGACATTCAGCGTGGAGGTCATCGAGGGGATCACGTCATGACCGACTCTATAGTGATCACACCAGCCCCTCTGTGTAGCGTCTCTATTCAATCGAATACCACGACCATCGAAGTAGGGATGACATCTATTGGGCTTCGTGGACCAGCGGGGCCGACGGGACCAGCTGGTGCAACAGGACCCATAGGGCCTCAAGGTCCGCCAGGTCCAACAGGTCCACCAGGACCTAATAGCATAGGGGGGTACCCGATCACTATCGGATCGCTTCAATCTTCTGACCTTATTCAGTTTTCCGGAGTGGCGTGGCAAAATGTGCCGCAAAGCAGTATTGTAGACGGCGGAATTTTTTAAAAGAGGGAAAAAATGACAAACACAATCAGGATTAAGCACAGACCATTAGCCGACG